CTCCACTTGAATCTAATGTAATATCTGTACCATCGTTTGTAATCGTATCTAGAGCAATACTACCAATATTCGTAATATCTGCATCACTCATATCAAAGCTACCAGTAACATCTAAGTTACCACCTATTGAAGCATTACCAGTAACTGTTAAATTATCAGCAACTGTAGTTTCTGAAGTAGTATGTCCTATAGTAACTGCTATACCACTTGTTTCTGTAGCTACCTTTAAAGCACCAACAGCATTAGTAATATATGAATTAGAACCATCGTGGTAAAGTTGTAGATCATCACCTGTACCTAATTTAATATTAGCACTGTCAGGCATATCAATATGTGTAGTAGGACTTATAACTCCTGTTACTGCAAGAGTACTTGCCATATCTACTGCACCATCAATGTCTACTACATCTAAATTAGACGTACCATCAATGTCTATATCACCTGAAATATCTAAAGAAGAACCTGTAAGAACTCCTGTTACTCCTAAAGTACCTGCAACAGTAGCATTAACATCTACGTCAAGTGTATCAATATGTGCAGTACCATCTATAAATAAGTCTTTAAATTCTAGAGAGCTTGTGCCTAAATCTATATCGTTATCTGTTACTGGTGATATAACACCATCAGATATTCTAATTTGTTCTACGGCTGCATTAGATACTTCTACAAAAACTCCCCAACGGTTATTAGTACTATCTGCAACTATTTTATTTAAAAAGTCTAGATCGCCTATTGTATGTATATTACCACCTTGAGCAGCAGTACCATCATGTCTATGGCCTGTAGACGAGGCACTACTTGAGCTATAAGCAAAGGCATTTAAAAGTTGATTATATTCGTTATTAAAAAGCGCAGCGGTGATGGTATCGCCATCAGCTATCGAACTTTGTCTAGTATATGTTTGAGCCATAGTTTAGTTCTCTCTTATTTATTATTGTCTTCCCGATGGTCTATAGTTTATATATAATCCGTTTATTGTGTATGGAGCATTTGTATCACTACTAAAAACTTTAAAAAAGTTACTGTGTCCACTTCCTGTTAACGCAGCTCTAACTAAAGGTTGTTCAGGCGCACCAAAGGTACTTGTTCCAAAAACCGTAGCAGTATCTCCAAAAATAGAAGGTGTTGCTGAGATAATACCAACGTCTGTTGGCTGTAGTCTATCTGTACTGTCGTAATCAAAACGTACTCTAAGTGTAGGTTCTACCGAACCTTCTGGAAACAAAGATACTTTAATATGATCTAAAGTTTTTAAAGTTCCAAAATCCCCATAATCAAAATCTGGAGATTGGTATTCTGCGGCTACGCTTGTTTCTGTTCCAGCAGGATTAAAACTATTTCCTGTATCGTGATTATAAACGTAGCCTTCTCTATCTCCGTGATATGTCTTTTCTTTACCTGCGTAGTTAAAACCTGAAGTAATAGCAGGAGCTTGTATTCCTTGTAGTTCAGACCACTCAAAACCTCTAGTTGTTAGTGTACCTATAATACCTTTAGAGTTAGCTGTTGATTGTGCAGAACCACTATAATACATTCTATACTGAGATTTATCTCTAAGTACTACACTGTTATATTCAAAAGTAATAGTACTATCAAATATGGAGTTTATAACAGGCTGTATTGTTTTACTAATAGTTCCTAATTCTACGTCACCAATTCTTGCTGTACCCGCAATAGTTCTGAAACCGTCAGGAGCTAAGAATATCAAATCTCCTGCAAACTCTTGTATTGTTTTGCCGTCTACACAACCTACGTTTTTAGTAACAGGAACTATTGCTATCGTACTTGCGTTATTTATATTTTGTAATTTATAGATTGAGTTTTTACAAAATACAAAGAGTTCATTACGAAAAGATTTTAGTCCTACTACTTGATCGTCTAGTACAATACTACCTGAACCGCTGCTTGTAAAATCATCTATGTCACTTGTACCACTATAAAAAATAGTGTTCAATGCTGTAGCTGCACCCGCAACGACTAAATGTTTATCGTGTATTACACAGTATTTAGGATAATGTGTACCACTGACTGTAATTTCTTTTGCAAAATAAGTTCGACTACTTAGTGCAGAACCTGTACCTGTCATCTTAAAATAGAAAGGTTTTACTCCAGAACCTTCATCAGTAATTATAACTTCTCCGTAGACTGTATTGCCTTCAAAGGTTGCAAAATGCGCTTTACTTTGCGAAGTTCTGGCTGAAGCACTACGCCCTGTAAAGGCTGTATAGTCATCACCACCAGCATCAACACTGGCTTTGTTGATCTGTAACCAACTATCACCGTCTTGACTAAAATATATATTTGTTCCTGACGCAGCTATAACACCATCTGCGTATACATGCATCCCTAATATTTCATTAGAGCTATTAGGTCTTGTACCATCACCTAGTTGCGAATAACCGTTAATACGCCTATATCCACCTCTTGTAGAAACTTCAAAGTTTTTTAATTTTGTAGCTTTTCCAGGAGCTTTTAAAAGTTCTAACGAGTTACTTGATTTATCTAATCCGCCCTGTAACGCTACTGAAAAAGGCTGTGAAGCCGCCATTAGAAATAAATACTATCATCTGTCATACTTTTAGGTTGAGGATTAATAAGATTAGATTTCATTCTTTTCATCCCTTTCTTATAATCATCTAATGCAAAAGCTGCTTGTTGTAAGCTTTCTTTAAACTGATGTACATAATAACGAGTCTTAGCTAAAATTACCGAAGCATATTGATCTGGTATTGTTATAGCATCTCCGTGTGCAGAAAGTGCAGTAGGTGCGCTATACGCATAGAAATGTACGTTATATACTTTATCAGGTATAGGACTTAACCCAAACTTACGATTATCAGGACTACGAATAACATACTTAGGTTCTCCATAATTCTGTGTATCAGCATCATCTGCGTTTTCTTGATCTCTTAAGTACCTTGTCCAGTCTGTAAGTGTTATAAACTTCAAACCTCTAGATACATAAGGTGCAGATTCTCCACTAACGCTAATAGTTGTAAGATAAAAATCATCCCAATCTATAGAGGAATAGTCTGTGGTTATGCTAGAGCTTCCAGATTTAAGCGTATACCATCTTGTTCCCGCAACCGAAGCAACAGTAACATTTCCATAAAAAGGATCAGTACCACCACTGGCTGCTGCAGCAAAAAAAGGTAACTGAGGCTCATCATTAGCTATATCATCTAACGACCTGTTAATCGCTTCTTGTACAAACGCTTGTATTCCTACAGCACTTGAAAAATTAGCTGACGTTAATTGGACTTCGTTAAGCTCTCGTAAAACTTCGTTAGTTAATGTTAAGTATGTTGTAGCCATTAAATGCCCTTCTTACTGAATATACGATCATAGTTATCATTGTATTTCTGTTTTGCTTCTCCAGAATACGCATGACCTAACAATCCTAAGACTCTAGTACTTTTCTTTTTCTTAGAGCCATTTAGGATTATAGGATTTTTATTACTTCCTAACTGTGGCATTTTTAATCAGGTGTTGAGCCAAGATGTAAAAATTCTACTAAGTAAGTAACTGTTGTAGCTGCCGTAGCAAGGTCGTTTGCTAATGGCTTTAAACGAGCGTAAAGTGTACGAGCAGAAGCACTATACAACGTAGAGGCTATAACAATAGCTTCTGAAGTTGCTGGGCCACCGACTACACCTGCTGTTACTCCTGTACCTACAAAAGCGTTAGCTGCGTGTCCGTGTGAGTTTTGAATAATATATAAAGGCGCGTTTGCTGTCCAAGTTACTGCTGATCCACCATCGTCTAAGATAGCTTTTTCATCAATAACTTGACCACCACCAGCAGCAGTACCTAAATCAAAATCAACATCATCGCCTGAAGCTCCTGCTGTAACAATGTTACCTGCTGGAATAGCAATAAGACTGCGAATGATAGTATCGGCTGGTTGTGTAAATGAAACATCGTAAGTAGCGTCAGCAGTAACTGCAATAGTTCCTGTTGTAGCTGAAGTCCATGAAGTACATATGTTGTCAGCAATGTCCTGAACATCTCTTGTTCTGGCTGAGTTACGCCCTGTATCTCTAACATTAAATACTGGGTTTGACATGTTGTTTCTCCTTTATCTGAAACAGATAAGTTTGTTATTTAAATAAAATTTGTACTCTAAAAAAAGAAAAGGGGGTTTTTACACCCCCAAGTCAGTTTAGTCAATACCGTAGAAAGCAGAAACTAACGCACTGTCACGTAGTACTTTGGCTCCATAAACATGAAGACCTCGTACAATGTCACCGAATGAGTCAGGATCACGCAATACTTCAGTACTTGTAATCGTCTGTGCAGTTGCAGTAGAAGACATGTGACCAGCCAAACATTTACCAGCAGCATTAGATGTGCTTGCAATGTTGTTTGATTTGTACATGCTAAATCCACGCAATTTACCAGAAGATACTAGACCATTTCTAATAGAACCTTGACCTGCGTTGTAATCAACAGATAAAAGTTTTGACGCACTTGCCGAAAGAGTTTCATAGAAATCAGGTGAAGCAACAAACCACCTACCCTCTTCAGGAATATTAGAATCGTCAAGTAGACGAGCCATGTGTGCTAGTACATCAATAGGATCGTGTTCAGATGATCCAAAACCTATATCAAGATTACCAGTTCCATCAAATGTGCCTGCAGCTAAATCAGTAGCTGAGTCAGAACCAAGTATATGGTTAGGACTTGAAGCAGATACACCTGCGAACATAGTAGCGAGGACACCTTCATCAAACGCATCTTTAAGAGCATAGGCTGCAGAAGACGAAGCAACTTCACGCCAGTTTACGTGTGACATATTGCTTTCAATATCATCCACTTTAAACTTAAATGCGTTAGCTGTATCGACAACTAGAGACAACTCTTGGTCGGTGAGCTTGGTTTGGGTTACATCAGCACCACGTTCGTATTGGTACACAGTAATTGTAGGTTCTTTAATAATCTTTACAGAATCTCCGAAGGCAGTTAGTTCGCCTGCGTAGTCAGTGTTTGTAATCGCTTCAATTACCGAAGCCTTTCTGAAAAAGTTAAGAACCTTTTTAGAGTAGACTGCGGGAAGAAAAAACGAGTTATTTTGACCACTGGTGGAGTTTGCAAAGTTAGCATCAGTATCCGTGCTAGGCTCGAAATACTGATCTGATTGGTTATAAGCCATATCGTTCTCCGTTATATATCAAATTAAAAGTTATTTTATTTTACTACTCTGCCTTCTGAAACAGCAAGCCCGATTTCTTCTTCAAACCGATCAAACTCATCTAAAGACATTGCAGTAATTTCCCTTTCAGTCCAAATTTTATCTTGCTTTGGTTCAACCGCAGTTGTTTTGGTTGAAACCATATCAGCAGCAGATTTTTTGGACTTCTTTGAAGATGGCTTTCTAGCTCTTTTAGTAGAGACATCTAACCCCATATCATGTTTATATAAATCTAAGGCACGACTAGCGAGAGCAGCATCATTAGCGTTTTTATATATCCAATCTTGGATTGATTTAGGTTGTTCTTTCGCCCAACCATGAAACTCATCGCTGTTTTTAATATCTTCAAAATCAGGATGGTTCTGTAACAATCTTTCGTTTGCTTGTTCAGTAACTAATTCTGTTTCACGTTCTTGCAATTTAGACAATCGTTCTTCCAAGCTTTTAGTCTTTTCAGAACTTTGCATGTGTGCTACAGTTTCAACTACTTCATAAACATCTGGATATTGTTCTCTAAATCTTTCCAAGTCCTCTGGAGACTTCGGAGCTACATAGCTTGGTCTGTTTTCAGCAGCTTCGTCTAGTAGTTCTTGTTCTCTAGATTTAAACTCATCTAGTTTAGAATCGTAATGTGCTTTTAAATCATCATATCTTTTCTTGTAATCAGGTTTCTTATAAGGTTTATCCTTAACTGTTGCCTTTTTAACTTGTTTAGTTTCTTTTTCTACGTTCTCAG